TTGGCAAAAACACCTGCAACTGAATCAGCCAAAAACACGCCAGCTATTACTTCTAGTAAATCGGATGATTCTAGTAAACCAGATGCTCTGTACTCGAATATTCTTAAAATGAATTCTGACATAGCAAACATGTTAGATAGAGTGATCGATGTATTAGAAAGTGACCATTCTACACAGAACAAAATATTAACAAATTCGTATGCCTGACACTAAATAGACTACGATAAGAGAACAGGTACCCATGGCATACAAGAAAAAATTCCTAAACAAGAGCGGTATATCTAGTCCTATCTCTGGCATGAACAGCAATGCCGGTGCTTGGAATAACTCACCAGGTCCTTCGGATGGCTATAACAGCACTGAGTTTGGGTATAAGAACTACATGTCCAGACTACCGGAAGTATACACCGGCCACCCAAATCGTATTGAACGTTATAACCAATACGAGATGATGGATGTTGATGCTGAAATCAATGCCTGTCTAGACATTCTTGCAGAATTCTCTACTCAGCGTAATGAGCATAACAAGACACCTTTCTCTTTTGAATATAAAGATGACCCTACTCCGCGCGAGGTAGAACTGCTCACTAAGCAGCTACAACAGTGGTGCAAACTCAACGAGTTCGACAGTCGTATGTTCAAGATTTTCCGTAACGTTGTAAAGTACGGTGATCAAGTGTTTGTACGTGACCCAGAAAACTTCAAGCTATACTGGGTTGATATGGTAAAAGTCATCAAGGTTATTGTTAATGAATCTGAAGGCAAGCTACCGGAACAGTATGTCATTAAAGACATCAATATCAACCTACAGAACTTATCAGTAGCACAGAAGACTAACACTGACTTTGCTGCCAACCCTGCAACTGGGCTAGGCGGCAGCGGCGGCGGAACAAACACACCCTATACTGTTCCCGCAATGCCCTATAACACATCTGGTTCAAGATTTACTTTAGGTCAGTCTGAATCAGCAATAGATGCGAAACATATTGTTCACTTATCATTGACTGAAGGTCTTGATAGATTCTGGCCATTCGGTCAATCGATTCTAGAGAACATCTTTAAAGTTTACAAGCAGAAAGAACTTCTAGAAGACGCTGTTCTTATCTATCGTGTACAACGTGCTCCTGAACGCAGAATGTTCAAGATCGACGTTGGTAACATGCCATCTCACTTAGCGATGGCATTCGTTGAGCGTGTCAAGAACGAGATTCACCAAAGAAGAATTCCTTCAGTGTACGGCGGACAATCAATTGTTGACGCTTCGTATAATCCATTGTCAATGAATGAGGATTACTTCTTCCCGGTCACTGCTGAAGGACGCGGATCATCAGTCGAAGTTCTTCCTGGTGGTCAGAATCTTGGTGAAATCGACGACTTGAAGTACTTCAACAACCGTCTTGCTCGTGGTCTTCGCGTACCTTCATCTTACTTGCCAACTGGCCCAGATGATAACACTACCCCGCTAAATGACGGTCGTGTTGGTACCGCAATGATTCAAGAATTCAGATTCAATCAGTATTGCGAGAGACTGCAAAACTATATGGCTATGAAGCTTGACGAAGAATTCAAGTTGTTCTTGCGATGGAGAGGCTTCAATATTGATACTGGCTTATTCCAGATTACATTCAATCCACCTCAGAACTTTGCTGCATATCGACAGAGTGAATTGGACAACGCAAGAGTATCAACATTTGCTAGCATGGAAGCATTTCCTTATATCTCAAAGCGTTTTGCACTCGAAAGATTCTTAGGATTGAGTGAAGAAGAAATCAAGAAGAATGAGCAGCTTTGGTTAGAAGAAAATGCTGACGACGTAGTACAAGAACCTAAAGGTTCTGATCTCAGAAACATTGGTGTCTCTACTGGAGACTTCCAAGCAGACACTGATACCGCCGACGAAATTGCGAATTCAGAAATGGAACAAGAGCCAAGCTCACCTGAAACCGCAGGTCCTGTTGCAGGACCAGAAGGTGCAGCGGCAGCAGGTGCTGGTGCAGGTCCTGTAGGCGGGGGTGGCGCAGCGGGCGCCATGCAGATATAAACGTAACTTAAATGTTACAATTTCTAAAGTTCTTGCTAATTTGGATATCAGAAAATCTTTCAATCCCGTTTTGGGTAGTAGGACACGTTCATTTGAGCGTACATCATACGTGGTACCAAGACATACACATCATACTAATGTCACTAGGAATGAACATCATTGTTGCGGTGGGTTTTTTCTTGGACTACAGTGAATACAAACGAAACAAAGATAAATAATCTTATGCGACTACTAGAGATGTTTGACCCACCCGTTCAAGGAATGCAGGATGTCAATTCTGACAATAGTAGACCTGTGTATCGAACATCCCGTAAAACCAAACTAACGTTAAAGCAAATCCGTAAATTACGACGAATGCTTGACGTTAGAAACTACGAACGTACTACATATCTTAAGAAAGTAAAGAAACAATACGGGGCGAAGACTGAAGGCGACGCCGGCGGACCTTCAATCTAATCCTAAGTAAATACGTTTCGTTGACCGAAACGTAAAAAACTAGTAGTTAATCCGATGTTTTCCTGACTACGGCATAAGTAATTTATACAAAGCCATTTATATCAGGAGAAACAAATCAATGGATATTAGAAAATTTTCGCAATTACACGATCTCATCATCAATGAGGATGTAGATCAAGCTCGTGAACTATTCCACGAAATCGTCGTTGAAAAGTCTCGTGAAATCTTCGAGTCAATCATGGCTGATGACATGTATGAAGAAGATATGGACGACGGCATGGACAACAGCATGGAAGGACGCATGGGCGGAAAAGTAGCCAATCTACTTGACGAAATCGATGCTGAAGAATCAGGCATGATGGAAGACGAAGACGAAGACGACATCGACTTTGATGATGACGCCGAAGAAGCAGGAGCAGACCTAACTCATGACATGGAAATGGATCATGACGACGGTGAAGATTTTGAACATGAAGAAGTTGAAGATGCTGTAATCCGCATCGAAGACAAACTTGACCAATTGATGGCTGAGTTTGAAGAAATCATGGGCGGCGGCGAAGACTTCGGTGACGAGGGCGACGATGAAGAAGCAATGATGGGCGCCGGCGACGATGAAGACTTCGGCGACGATGAAGACGAAGAAGCAATGATGGAAGCTGTGCAGCTTCAGAAGGTTTCTGTAACTCACGGTGACAACGGTGTACAAAATAAAAGCGCAGTAGGATCAGCGGCTAACGCAGGTCAAGCAGGAATGGCAAGCAAGCCAGTCAGGTTTGCAGGCGGCACTGAATCTGCTCCAAATGGTCCGAAAGCTCCAAGCAACGCTTATTCAAAAGGTGAGTCCAATCTACCGGGTGCAGGCAAGTTCAAGAATGCACCAGGTCATCGTGGCCTCGATCTAGACAAGACTCCAAAGCCTGTCTCAAAAGACGGAGCATCGGGCACTAAGAGTCCAGTAGCAGAGTCACGTAGACCTGCTCGTAGACCAACACGTTAAGGGAATCTGAGAACAAATGGCTTTGTATATCAGAGGGAGCAATCGGGCATTATTGAAGTCAGTCCCGTTTCTCTATAAATGGACCCATAGTACCACTGGAAAGTGGTACTTGGGTTCACGCACCGCCCTCGGATGCAATCCTGATGATGGATATATTTGTTCAAGTAGAGAAGTAAAGCCGTTGATTCAATCTAATCCATCTGAATGGAAAAGAGAGATACTTGCAACAGGTGACGCAGTACGAATTCGTAATTTAGAAGCAGAGATGCTGAAGCAAGCTGACGCAAAAAACAATCTAAATAGTTTCAACAGACATAACGGCGACGGGAAGTTCACTTCTACTGGTAAAGTAGCAGCGTTGTCTACTAGGATTAAAATGAGCAAAACTCGTAAAGGCATTGCAAAATCTGACCAACACCGCGATGCTATTAGAACAGGATTGAAAAATTCTACTATTGTACAATCTCGTAGAGGCCCATCTGCTCCGAGGTTCATGGGATATTATATCTCCCCAAATGAGGAAAAATTTGTTTCGTCTCACGATGCAGCTTTACATGCAGGATTATCTTCTCCTACTATTAGAAGTTGGTCAAAGAATAACAAAAATGGTTGGAAATTTCAACCTAAGGAGATGGTGTAATGGCCCTGTATCTTAGAGAAAATCTAACCTTTGATAAGGCAGGGTTGGTTGTCGAGTCCGTAACAGAAGGCGACGACAAGCTAAAGACCCTCTATATGAAGGGGATTTTCATTCAAGGCGGGGTAAAGAACGCAAACGAGCGTGTTTACCCCGTCAATGAAATTCAAGCAGCAGTAGATACATTGAATAAGCAGATTGAAGAAGGTTATTCAGTGCTGGGTGAAGTAGATCACCCAGATGATTTAAAGATTAATTTGGACCGTGTATCTCATATGATCACTCGTATGTGGATGGACGGTCCCAATGGTTTCGGGAAACTGAAAATTCTCCCAACTCCAATGGGTCAACTCGTAAAGACTATGTTGGAATCGGGAGTCAAACTAGGCGTATCTAGTCGTGGATCAGGTAATGTAAACGATGTAGATGGCCGCGTCAGTGATTTTGAAATAATCACTGTAGACATCGTAGCTCAACCAAGCGCACCAAACGCATACCCTAAGGCAATCTATGAAGGCGTCATGAACATGAAGCACGGTCATAAAATCCTTGAGATTGCTAAGGAAGCGGGCGGTGACAGAAAAGTACAGAGATTCTTAGGTGCGGAAGTAAAACGCCTCATCTCAGAACTCAAATTATAACAAGGGGATTAAAGCATGTTAGATGCTATCAAGCCACTACTCGAAAGCGGCCTCATCAACGAAGACATCGGGGTTCAGTTAAATGAAGCCTGGGAATCCAAGTTAAATGAAGCTCGCAACGAGATTCGCGCAGAACTCCATGAAGAGTTTGCTAATCGCTACGAGCATGATCGTAGTGTGATGGTCGAAGCCCTTGATAAGATGATGACAGAAAATCTTTCAGAAGAAATTGCAGAATTTGTATCTGAAAGAAAAGCAATGAACGACGACCGTGTAAAAGCTCAATTGAAGCTACGCGAAAATGCAACAAAGTTCAACGATTTCATGGTTACTAAACTAGCCGAAGAAATCAGAGAATTGCGTTCTGATCGCCAGCTTCAAACAGAAAACAACAAGAAGCTAGAACAATTCATTGTTCATGCTTTGGCTCGTGAAATCAAAGAGTTCGCTCAAGACAGACAAGCAGTTGTGGAAGCTAAGGTCAAGCTCGTCACTGAAGGCCGCAAGCAGCTTAATGCACTCAAAGCAAGATTCATTGCAGAAAGCGCAAAGAGAGTCAGTTCGGTCGTCACATCACATCTTAAGTCTGAGCTATCTCAGCTTAAGGAAGATATCAAGCTCGCCAAAGAAAACAATTTCGGTCGCAAGATTTTCGAATCATTCGCAAGCGAATTCTCTGTAACTCATCTAAATGATAAGGCAGAGACTCGTAAGGTGATGAAGGCTCTTGTACAAAAAGACCGTCAACTCGCCGAAGCCAGACATAGATTGTCAGAAACATCTAAGTTGGTCGAAAGCAAGGATCGTGAAGTCAGAATTATCAAGGAATCAACTCAGCGTGAAAGAGAACTAGGTAAGCTCCTAGGAACTCTCAATGCCGAGAAGGCCTCAGTGATGAAGACTTTACTAGAAAGCGTCCAGACACCAAAACTGTCGGCCGCATTCGATAAGTATTTGCCAGCAGTCCTTAATAACGGTTCAACACAGTCATCTTCAATGAAGAAGACTTTGAATGAATCTGTTATCGGAGAAGCTACTGGTAATAAAACTGCCAAGAAAATTGAAGAAATCGATTCACATGACACAGACAATGTGATCGATATTAAGCGCCTGGCAGGGCTTTAATTAGACATGTTTTAGGAGAATAACATAATGTCAAAAGTACTCTTAGAAAGCCGTTGGGGAGAAACAAAAGACGCCCTGCTCGAAGGCTTAAAAGGCAATCGCAAATCAACAATGAGCGTATTGCTAGAAAATACAAAGAAGCAGTTGCTCGCTGAAAGTTCAGCTGGTACTACAACTGCTGGTAATATCGCAACACTTAACCGCGTTATTCTTCCAGTAATTCGTCGTGTCATGCCAACTGTTATCGCAAACGAACTCGTCGGCGTTCAGCCAATGACTGGCCCAGTTGGTCAGATTCACACTCTACGTGTTCGCTATGCAAATAGCTTGACTGATAACTCAGCAGCAGCAACTTCAGTCGTTGCTGGTGAAGAAGCACTATCACCGTTCAAGATCGCACAAGCATACTCACGCGTTCCTCTAGATGCAACAAGCACTAACTTCTACACTGGTGCTGATACTGCATCACTAGAAGGTAACGGTGGTAAGCAGATTTCTGTTCAGATCCTTCGTCAGGCTGTTGAAGCCAAGTCACGCAAGCTACAAGCTCGTTGGACTTTCGAAGCTGCACAGGATGCACAGTCACAGCATGGTATCGACGTAGAAGCAGAAATCATGGCTGCTCTTGCACAAGAAATCACTGCTGAAATCGATCAGGAAATCTTGCTCTCACTTGCAACTCTTGCTTCAACTGAATTCACATTCAACCAAGCAACTGTTTCAGGTACTGCTACTTACGTTGGTGACGAACACGCTGCTCTTGCAGT